TGGAATAAATTTAAAGGTAAAGTTGAATTCACGAACGGCCACACCATTAAAGTTTGTACGTATATTTGAATTCATTGTAGCACGGTTAGTAATCTGTGCTGCGTTCCTTAAGTTTTCGTTTGGAATCAACGTAGATGCTTTAAGCGTTGCAGCTCTACCAATATCTTTATTTCCTCTGATAACATTAAAAGCATCAAGGAAAGATTGACCAGCTTCAGCTACACCTGCCATAACTGAACTAGCTAAATCATCTCCGCGGTTTAATGCTGCAGCTGCACCAGCTCCCATCGTACCAAGACTTGTTTGAGCATAATCAAATCCATCATTGACTTGGAATCCACCAACAGGGATATAGATATCAGCACGTTCTCCACTAATATCAAAGAATTTAAGATTGCTTACGCCTGAACCACTATTGCCGCTATTACGAGCACCACCACCACCTGTAACAGAGTCAGATGAATTACCACTGCCTAAGGCTGTAAGCTTTGGCGGTTTAACTCGCACAGCTTGAAATACAAGTTTAGTATTGTACTGGTCTTCCTTATTAATCGGATATTCCAGTTTCCCTGGGTATGGTTCTGCTGGTTTAATGGCCATTGCTTAATCCTATAGATACTTAGTAAACTTTGAACTATTTATACTGAAAAGATGGCATATAAAGGACGATATACTGTTGAGAATACGAAGAAGTACGCTGGAGATCCGTCTAATGTTGTATATCGATCGCTGTGGGAAAAGCACTGTTTTAAATGGTGTGATAGCAATCCAAAAGTAAAGAAATGGTCTTCAGAAGAAATAGTAGTTCCGTACTGGTACGATATCGATAAAAAGTATCATAGGTATTATCCGGATCTTAAAATCATATTTGAAGACAAAACGATTTTAGTTGAGATTAAACCAGCAAAAGAAACAACTCTTCCTAAGAAAACAGGAAAGAATAAAAGACAATATATTGGTGAAGCAATTACATATGTAAAGAATATGAATAAGTGGGAAGCTGCTAATGCATTTGCAAAAGATAGAGGCTGGTCTTTTGAGATATGGACAGAACATACTCTACAGGAAATGGGTATTATGAAGAAGCCACTAAAACCTCTAAAACCACTAAAACCTTATCGCAAAAAGTCTAAGAAATAGATATAAATACAAATATGAGTAGTTTATTTCAACAATTAGAAATCGAAGCATTCCGTAAAGGTATTACGCCACGGACTAAAGAATCTATCAGATGGTTTCAGCAAAAAGCCAGAGAGATGGGTAAAGTTAGTCGCACTTCCGTAATGCAAGACGATGCACTTAAATTACGTAATAGGCCAATTACTAAGCCATATGGTAATATGTACATGTATTTCTATGATGCAAAACATAAAGACACACTGCCCTATTATGACGGATTCCCTCTTGTTATTCCAACAGGACCCGCGCCCGGGGGTTTCTATGGTCTAAACTTACATTACTTACCTCTACCTCTTAGAGCAAAAGCATTAGATGCATTACTTGGAGATGGTGGATTGCCTGCAAAGTATATTGCACCAATGATACATAGATATTTGTTTAAACAAGTTCGTAGTAGATTTGCATTAGTAGAAAAGCCCGAATGGGAGATTGCTACATTCTTACCTACAGCAGACTTTAGAGGTGCTGGTAAACAGACTGTGTATAGAGATTCTAGGAGAAAGATGTAATGGCTAGCGTTGATGATTTAAAGGCACTTGCATCTGTCAAACTTGGTTTTGCAAGACCTAACAACTTTCTTATTACTCTTCCAAATATTGGAGGACCCGATGGTCGCGAGTTAAACGTCCTTTGTAGATCTACGGCTCTTCCGGGAAAGCAAGTTTTATCTATTCCTAGACGCATTGGAATGGAGTTCCAGAAAGTTGCATATGGTTATGCAGTTGATGATGTGGCTATGACATTCTATTGTATGAATGATTATGGTGTAAAGAAATATTTTGATGCATGGAGAGCATTAACTGTTGGTGAAGAAATAGGTGAACTAAAATATAAGAATGACTATGCACGTACAGTTACTATTCACCAATTAAGAAAACCATTAGTCGGTTTAAGTAAATCTCTAGGACCATTAAGATTACAAGTTGGATTGGGTGGAGGTAGTGTTTATTCGGTAGAACTGCGAGAAGCATTTCCTACAACAATGCAAGCAATCGAACTAAATAACGAATTAGACGGACTAGTTGAATTGAATATTCAAATGTCTTACACTAACTGGTATCCAGTAGAAGCAAGTCAAAACTTCTTAAATGCCAGTCTTTCAACACCTATCGGTGGTGTTGATTTATTATAACTTTATAGGAATATTGAAATGGCGAAGAAAAGATCAAGAGCTCAACAGGTATCAAAGGGTGTTACACATCAGAAACCATGCCCATGGCGTAAAATAAAACGTAAAGAGTGGAATGGTTCAAGTGCACAAGTGCAAGCTAAAATGAAAGCATTCTTAGCTGGCAAGAATGTAATGCTGACTATTGAGAATCCAAATAAAAATGAAACGAATAAGAAATTTATTCGAGTGAATGCAAAAGAAGTCTGGAGAAATTCATAATGGCATTACCTAAACTAAACATCGATGCACCATCTTACAGTTTAACTGTACCTTCTACTAAGAAGACAATTAACTATCGTCCGTTTTTAGTGAAAGAGCAGCGTAATCTTTTGATTGCACTTGAATCTAAAGATCCTAAAATGGTTTTAAATGCCGTATTGACATGTATCGAATCTTGTTCTCCAAATATTAATGCATCAAAGCTATCTACCTTTGATGTAGATTATATGTTTACACAAATTCGTGGCAAATCTGTAGGTGAAACAACTAATATTTTATCTGAATGTACAGAATGTGAGCATGAACATACTATAAATCTAAATTTAGATGATATTAAAATTGACCACAAACACGTAGATAATGTTATTCCTATTACCGAAAATATTAATATTGTAATGAAATATCCTACATATGATGATCTACTGAAAAATGATTCGGTATTTAATGAAGATAAAAGCGCAGTTGAATTATTATTTGAAACTATTATTTCGTGTATTGATAGTGTACAAACTGAAGATGAAAATATTTCATTAAAAGATGAACCTCGGGCTGAGGTTGAAGCATTTATCAATTCATTAACAAGCTTACAACTAGAAAAGCTTTCTCTTTTTGTAGATGCAATGCCTTCACTAGAACACACTATAGACTATGTTTGTGAATCTTGTAATCATGCAAACACATTAACTCTTAAAGGGATCCAAGATTTTTTTTAGTGGCCCTCTCACATGAATCGCTAGAAAACTATTATCGCACTAATTTTACAATGATGCAACATTTTAATTATTCATTGAACGATTTAGAAACTATGATACCCTGGGAGAGGGACATTTATATTATACTGCTTAACGATCACATTAAAGAGCAAAACGAAAGACTTGCACAACAATGACAACTTTAGCCGATATTAATAAAACGCTTGGCGTTGTAGTAGATAATACAAATCGTTCTAGTAATAGTCTAGAGCGCTTTATTCGTTCTATGGAACAGAGAAAAGGTGACGACCTCGAAGCTGAAAGAGAAAGAAAAGCTTCAATTAAAAGAGAAGCAAGTCGAAGTGACAGCTCAAGTCGTACTCAAAATAATAATGCTAGTAGCGGTGGATTTTCATTACCTGCTGCTTTATTAACAGGCGCAGCATTAAAAGATTTAGCCAAAGGATTAGCAAAGGGATTACTTAAAAAAGGTTTACCTGCTGCATTGGCTACGGCCTTTGCTGACGATATCGGTAACTGGGTTAACAGCGCAACTGGATCAGCTGAATTAGGTGCTGCTGCTGAAAGAGCTACACTAGGCGGTGCGTTTGGTTTGCTTTTAGGTAAAAAGTTCGGTCTTATCGGTGCTGCAGTAGGTGCATTAGCAACCGAAGAAAATAAAGCAGCAGCATCTGAACTTGGCCAAGCTCTTCTTAATAAAGCGGGTGATGCAAAAAATGCTATTCAGGAATGGGCAAATAGTGAATCTGCAGAAAAGCTTGCAGAAAAATTTGGCGGGGTAGGACAAAGTATTTTAGATTACGCGAATCTATTACCAACCGCTGGAGAAATTTTAAGTGGGTTTCAGACTGGAATTAATAGCGGAATTGCTGGATTAACCGGATTTATTAACGGTGGATTTGATGATGAAGATTTTCAAAACAATTGGATAGAAGCAGCTGCTACGCTTACAACCTTTGCAGCTTTTTTAGCTCCCGGCAAATTTTTAAAAATGATTAAGTTTCTTGCTGGATTTAGAAAGTTGGCGGTTGGTGCTGCTCTTTTTGGCGCTTATAAGTTATTTAGTGGTGATTTTACCGATGGTGATTTAAGTACAGAAGACATAGCTGCTGCTGCTGCGACCACTACAGCTCTTGCATACGGAGGAGTTAAA